TTTTCTTTAAGTGAGGAATTATGGCAACAACAAAAAATGTAACCAGAACCCCTTCAGGAAAAATTAAATACAGGGGAGAAACTTTTGCGGGATTTAACAAACCAAAACGTACTCCCGGTAAGTCAAAGAAGTCTGCTGTTTTGGCTAAAAAAGGCAGTGAAATTAAGCTGGTCCGCTTTGGGGACCCCAATATGTCTATCAAAAAAGATCAACCCAAGCGTAGATCAAATTTTAGAGCGCGTCATAACTGTGACACCGCAAAAGACAAGTTTAGCGCAAGATACTGGTCATGTAAGGCGTGGTGATATGAAGGTAGAAGAAGTTTTAAAGTTGCTAGAAAAGCACGAAGAAGAGTGCACTCGTAGATATGCGGACATTCAAAAGCAACTTGATCGTTTAGATATGCGGCTATGGGGAATAGCTGTTTTAATTGTTGCAGCGGCGGTAGCACAAAGGATGTTTTAAATGGCATATTCGCGAAAATCAAAAAGCGCCTCGTCTAAGAGTAAAGGCAGTAAAATTTGTCCTGAAGGTAAGGCGTGGGCAAAGCGCACTTTTGATACATACCCTAGCGCGTATGCAAACCTTGCCGCATCAAAGTATTGTAAAGACCCTAACTATGCCAAAAAGTCTAAGGGCGGCAAAAGGAAGGGTAAGTAATGGGTAAGTTGCAGGAGTGGTTAGATGAAGATTGGGTCAGAATTGATAGCAGCGGCAACATTAAAGGCCCATGTGGTACGTCAAAAGATAAGCGTAACCCTGACCGTTGCCTGCCTAGACGTAAAGCTCAAAGTTTATCAAAGTCTGAACGAGCTTCGACAGCGCGTAAAAAGAAGCGTGAAGGGTCTAAAGGAAAGCAAGTTGTGGCTAACACTAAGGCTGCCAAGGTAAAGAAGATGGCTAACGGAGGCGTAGCGGGTTACGAGACTACGGCAAAACGACCGTTTAGAGGCAGTAGTATTCCCGGCACAGCCGTGGCAAGAGGGTGTGGGGCTATAATGGGTAACCGCCGCAAGCGCACGAAGGGGTCGGTGTCACAAGCATGAGTAACACGCGGTTTTACATAGATAAGGAAAGTCAGATATGCCAAGAAATTATGGCATGGTCAGACCATACCCTGCATAAACCGAACCCGTTTTACAACGGTATGCCGCCGTGCCCCTATGCTCAAAAGGCTTGGGAAGATAACAAAGTTCTTATTTTATTCAAATATGACACCAATATGCAGGTGTTATACAGCACGATATCTCAATGGGAAGACGCTTTTGACCTAGTAATTATTGTAGACATGGCGTTTCAAAAAGACCCGGATGTTTTTCACGATTACCTAGAGCAGTTAAACGAGGCTATTTCTGATGGCGTTTTTATTGACAGGGATATGTGGCTAATGGGTTTTCATCCACACGATGAACCAAATGATTTCATTGACGACAACTCATTTATGCAGATAGTTGAAGATGAGTACGCAATGATTTTTGTTCAGCGCCTTTCTAAGGTACAGGAATCAGCAGACAAACTGGCTAAAAAAGGCTATTATGATAATTACTTGGAAGAGTACGATGCTGAACAAATCTTCCAAAACCGTGAACTTTTATACAGGAGACTGAAATCATGGCAATGAAACCACGTAAAATGATGAAAAAAGGCGGTGCAGTCAAGAAGATGCGCGGTGGTGGTATGGTTAAGAAGATGCGCGGCGGCGGCATGGTTAAGAAGATGCGCCGTGGCGGCATGGTAAAGAAGAAGTAGTATGGCTACTTCTGGAAGCACAAATTTTGAGCTTGACGTTGCCGACTATGTAGAGGAGGCGTTTGAGCGTTGCGGTCTTGAGGTTCGTACTGGTTACGACCTTAAAACGGCGAAGCGTTCCTTGAATTTGATGCTTGCGGAGTGGGCAAACCGTGGTTTGAACCAGTGGACAATAGCTCAGCGGACTCAAGCCATGACTTCAGGAACCGGCAATTATAGCTTGGGGGCAGACATTATTGACATTTTGTCTGTTGTTGTCCAACGGAGCGGGACGGATTATGCGCTACAGCGTATCAGCCGTGACACATATCTTTCCATCCCGACCAAAACAACGGAGGGTCGGCCATCACAGTTTTTCTTAGATCGGCAAATAACGCCGACTTTGAAGCTTTGGCCGGTCCCCGACAATAGCACGGATGTTGTGTATTACGACGCTTTGACCCGCATGGATGATGCGGATGAGTTTACCAACACTATGGAAGTGCCGTTTCGGTTGTACCCGTGTTTAGCTGCCGGATTGGCGTACTACTTGTCTATCAAGCGGGCCCCTAATCGGGCGCAACTGCTGAAGGCAATGTATGAAGAAGAGTTTGAGCGGGCTATGGCAGAGGATCGGGACAGAGCGTCCTTCAATGTCACCCCACAGTATAACTATTTTGGTAGAGTATAATGTCGAGATTTGCCACAGGTAAAGATTCCTTTGCGGTATCTGACCGATCCGGGTTCCGGTATCGGTATAAAGATATGCGCCGTGAGTGGAATGGCTTGCTTGTTGGCAAGGACGAGTGGGAAGCAAAACAGCCGCAGCTAGAGCCTTTTCGCAAGGTTACCGATGCACAAGCTCTTCAGGATGCTAGGCCAGAGGTGGTAAACCCCAAGAAGCCTTTTTCTGTGATTACTACCAATGGGATTACATACTTGGGAAACGGTAACTGGAGCACCGCGGGTGTAGCCCAAATGCCTTCTGAGCCAGAAAACACCGACGCGCTTTTAGGCCAAGTCGGGCAAGTTACGGTGGTGATAACATGAGCTTTACACTTACACAGTTGCAGGATGCGATTAAAGATTACACAGAAAATCAAGAGACTACGTTCGTTAACAACCTTAATATTTTTATTCGGGGCGCGGAAGAGCGCATTTTCAAGAGCGTACAGCTTAACTTTTTCCGTCGTAACCAAACCGGCACATTAACTAGCGGTAACAAATTTTTAAACTGCCCTGCCGATTTTTTAGCGCCATATTCTCTGTCAATCATTACGTCTGGCGGGGATAACGTGTTTCTGGAGTACAAAGACGTTAATTTTTTGCAAACGGCATATCCAGACCCTACAGCTACGGGTGTTCCACGGTATTACGGGTTTTTTGACATTACCAACTTTATTATTGCGCCTACTCCTAACGGAGCGTTATCCGCAGAATTGCATTACTATTACCGCCCCACCAGTCTTACGGCGGGTGCAGGTGGTTCCACCACGTGGCTTAGTGTTAATGCTCCTTTAGCTATGCTGTACGGCTCTTTGATTGAAGCATATACTTACATGAAGGGTGAGCAGGATGTTATTCAAAATTACCTTCTGCAATTCCAAGAGTCTATTGGCCGCCTCAAGAATTACGGCGAAGCTGTTGAAGATACTGATGCGTACCGTACAGGGCTTGTTATGCGGGAGAAACTGTAATGTTTGAGATAAAAACAGACTTTCCTACAAGCCCAATAGTAAACGTAGTTACTACGCAAAACCGCGGGTTTACCCCGGAAGAAGTAGCTGAACGGTGCGTAGAAAAGATCATTTCTGTTTCGGATACGGCTCATCCCGGTATCCGGGATCAAGCGAACGCTTTCAAGGAGCATATTCAAAGCCTTGTAGCGTTCTACATGAGAGAGGCTATCCGTAGTGATAGAACTACGGTATGTAATGCCTTAAAGGATGCGGGCCATCCTGAATTAGCCGAAGCAATAAGGAGACTGTAATATGGCTATAACACAAGCAATGTGTACCTCATTTAAGGTGGAGTTGATGCAAGGTAAGCACAACTTTACTGCATCTTCGGGGCACACTTTTAAACTAGCACTTTTCACTAGCTCCGCGTCTCTTGATGCGGCAACTACTGATTATTCTACATCTAACGAGGTTAGTGGTACAAACTATACCGCTGGCGGAGCCGCTCTGACTAGCGTCACTCCAACATCATCTGGCACGACAGCCTTTGGTGATTTTGCAGATTTGACGTTTTCAAACGCTACTGTCACAGCTAGGGGCGCGATTATCTATAACAGCACAACTGCGGGTGGTTCAAGCACTACAGATGCGGTGGTCGTTTTAAATTTTGGTGCAGATAAAACATCTACTGCGGGTGATTTCACGATCCAGTTCCCGACTGCTGACGCGAGTAACGCGATCATCCGTATCGCCTAACGGAGTCCGTTATGGCTAGCGTTACCGGCTGGGGTCGAGGTACATGGGGATCAGGGGCGTGGAACGAAGCTGTTCCTGTCGCTGTAACTGGTATTGCGGCAACAGGCGGCGTTGGCGCTGTAACGGTCACCGGAGAAGCTAATGTTGCTGTAACAGGCGTAGCTGGAACTTCGGCGCTAGGTAGCGTTGCAGTCTCCGCAGCCGCGAATGTGCCGACTACCGGCCTCGCCGCTACAGCAGGAGTTGGCTCTGTCACTGTCAGTGCCGCCGCAAACGTAGTTCCAACCGGAGCTACGGCCACAGGAGCAGTGGGAACTGCCACAGTATCTGCGGATGCTAACGTAAGTGTCACTGGTGTTGCGGGAACTTCGGCGGTTGGTTCTGTCACGGTATCTGGCGCAGCGGATGTACCTGTTACGGGTCTTGCTGCCACAGGTGGCATTGGCTCTGTTTCTGTCGTGGCAGAAGCAAATGTAACGCCGACAGGTATTGCCGCTACAGGAGCGGTTGGTTCCCCAACTGTTACCGGTGAGGCAAATGTTCCGGCCACGGGTCTTGCCGCTACAGGCGGTGTTGGCAGTGTTACGGTTCAGGCAAATGCTGATGTAGGTGTTACTGGACTTGAAGCAGAGGCTAACGTAGGTAACGTAGAAGTTGGCGTTAGAGTTACCGTTCCTACGACAGGATTGCAAGTTACCGGAAATGTTGGTAATGTAGTTGTAACGGCAGACGCTAATGTCAGTTTGACGGGAGTGTCGGCCACCGGAGAAATTGGTGGTAACGTATTTGTATGGGGACAGATAAGTCCAAGCCAGACGCCGAATTGGTCGGGAATTAGCCCGTCTCAATCGCCAAGTTGGTCTGGGGTTAATCCTTCTCAATCGCCAAATTGGACGGATATCGCGGCGTAGGAGATTTAAATGGCTAGCTCGTTTAGCACCATATTTGGAATAGAAAAGCCCGCCACAGGTGAACAATCCGGTTCGTGGGGTGACACCACTAACTTCAATTTTGATTTATTTGACCGGTTAGCCGGTTTTAAAGCTATAACGCTGTCTAATACATCCTCTACCCTAACAATAAGAGCCGCATCTCCAAACCAAGGCCAAAGCAACGTACAAGACGGAATGTATCGCGCTATTAAGTTCGTAGATGGCGGCGATATTGGCGGCAACGTAACTCTTACGGTAGGCCCGAACACTTCATCTACTTTTTTTATGTTTCAGAACGCGCTATCTGGTAGCCGGGACATTGTTGTTACGCAGGGGTCCGGGGGGAATGTATCTGTTGCTAACGGGCAATCTGCCATTGTGTATTGTGATGGTGCGGGTTCTGGCGCGGCGGTTGTTGATATTGGCGGTAGTTTATCTATGTCTAACGCCAAAATTACAGGCGGCACAATTACAGGAATTACTGATCTAGCAATCGCTGACGGTGGCACGGGAGCTAGTTCTGCTTCTGCCGCACGGGCAAACTTAAACGTAGATGAGGCTGGGTCAGCAGTCGCACTAGCTATTGCACTGGGGTAACAGATGGCAAATACATTTTTAAGTCAGACACAAACAGCTGTGGGGACGAGCGGTCTTAATATCTATACTTGTCCATCTTCAACGCAGACAACGGTTATCGGTCTTTCTTGCGCTAACATCGTAAGTACACAGGTCACTGTGGACGTACAACTTTTGGCAGCAGGCCGCACATCTGGTGCGGAGGACAACGTGTTTTTGGTGAAAGATGCACCGGTTCCGGTAGGCGGCAGTTTGGTTGTTGTTGGTGGGGATCAGAAGGTGGTCATGGAGCCGGGGGATATTATCAAGGTGATTTGTGACACGGCGTCTGGTGTAGACGTTGTGATGAGCCATCTGGATATAACATAAGGGGTAGCTGATGGCGTATCAGGGTAATAAACCAGCCGTAAACTATCAGGCGGTTAAGGCTGTTCAGCAGTTTAACGGTGACGGTAGCGATACTACGTTTACGCTAAACACCACTGTATCCTCTAAGCAGGACATTTTGGTTTCTGTTGACGGCGTCATTCAGGACGCCGCTTCTGCATATACGGTTCCGGATGGCACAACACTTACATTTACTGCCGCGCCTTCTTCTGGCACGGGTAACATCTTCGTAAACTACCTCGCACCGCAAGTGGGATCAGTTGTACCCCCCGCCGGTAACAAGGGCACATTTAAGGCTGGCGGCTTGTTTCGTACCAACGCACAATCCCTTACAGCAGATACAACCATCCTTGCTACAGAGAACGCCAATGTAACTGGCCCGTTTACTGTGGCTAGCGGTGTTACATTAACCGTTGAAAGCGGTGGGACATTGGTGACGCTATGAGCACATTAAAAGCAGATACCGTACAAAGCACAGGCGGCGGGGCAGTTACGCTGACGAAGCAACAAGCACCCAAACTTGTGGTGCGTTACACTACAGTGTCTACAACCGTAACCGTAGGTTCGCCGCTAAACGTAGCGAGTTTGACAGATAATGGAACTGGCGATACCAGCATTTCAAACACATCATCCTTTAGTGATGCCTTATATGCAATCCTTGCGGCGGGTACGAGTAATTACAACTCAAGTGGGAACAGTGTAGTTGGCCCTTTTAGCACTGGAAGTTGGACAAATAGTTCGTCTAATCAAACATCCTCAGTAACTAGAATAGGGCAAAGGTTTGCCAGTTCATCAACAGCTACAAATACAGACGTTGATATAACAAGCGTTGCGTTAATCGGAGACCTAGCATGAGTACCATTCTTGTAAACACGCTAACTGGTACTAGCACTGCTGGCTCTATTGTAGTCACGGGTGAAGGCAACAGCACGACCACAAACTTGCAGCAGGGGCTGGCGAAGGCTTTTGCTAACTTTGAACAATCAGGAACACACACAACAAGAAGTTCGCTTAACGTCAGTTCTATTTCTGATATAGCTGTAGGAAGGTCAAGTTTTGTTTTTACTAATAATATGGCAGACGCAAACTATGCAACTCCCGGTATGAGTGGCGAACAAGCTGGTGGCGGTAACAGGGTTATGGGTTTTTGTGGTAGCGCATTAACTCCTGCATCTAATACTTTTGCTATCGCTAACTATGAGTTAACAAATGGTACGGCAAGTGATGACGATAGACTAAATATTTGTGTTTTAGGAGACCTCGCATAATGGCACTAGGAAAAATCAAAGCAGATACCCTAGAACACAGCACCGCTGGCTCACTTGATACGCAGTACATCGTTGAAGGTGCGGCAAAAGCTTATATTCAATATTTACAAGCAACTCCTGTTATATCAGTTAGTTTTAATATAAGTAGTGTCACGGACAGTCAGACAGGTGACTTTACAATTAACTACACCAACGCATTTGCCTCTGATGCTCACGCTAGAAGTTTAATGTCTAACAGCACAACCTTCTGTGGTAGTCAAGCAAGAGGCACATCAACTGACCGTTTTGAAACTAGACAACATGATAATACACTGATTGATACAGGTAATTATGGAACAATTACTGGAGACTTAGCATAATGCAAACACCAAAGTTTCAAGGCACACACCTATGGGATAGACTGTGCTGGGCTAAAGAAAACTTAGAAGGCTATCAGTCAGACTACCGTGTAGTCTATGAGGACAGCGTAGATGAATGTGCAAAGATACTTGTACCCGATCCGAATTGGATGGCTTGCGCTTTGCAGGGCGGCATCCTGCCACCAGTACAAGTGTATTGGGAACTAGCTAAAGATGAGGCCCAGCCGGACTTCAAGAAGCACACTCGTGGCTACTTGCTACATAACACAGAGCCTGTTGAGGCGATGACAGAAGAGCAAGCAATCGAGTATTTGATTATGAAAGATTGCCCACAAAGCGTGTGGCGTAACTATGATAGCGGAAATAAGCCAAAGATGGTAATATGCCGTAAAGAACAGCTTCCAGCGACTCGTGAGTGGCGCAATGCTTGGAAGATTAGTGAAGACCTCGCCACTGATGAAACTGTTGCCGCATAGGAGCGTATTATGACAACAACTTATATAGTCGATAAAGACGGTAATCAGATTGATGCTTCAACTGCTACCGTTCCATCAGACCGCCACTTCCGTGGTGCGTGGTCACTTTCTGGTTCTGTTATTTCAGAAGACATGACAGCCGCCAAAGAAATCTTCAAGGACAAAATTCGTGAAGTACGGACACCACTGCTTGATGCAGAGGATGTCGTGTACATGAAAGCGCTAGAAGCTGATGATACCGATGCAAAGGCCGCGTCAGTCACTAAAAAAGGCAAACTGCGTGATGCACCAGCGGCGAAGGCGATCACAGACGCAGATACTATTGCTAAACTCAAGGCAGCTTGGGATACATCTGTGCTAGGTGATAGCCCTTACGCATAAGGATAAGTAGATGGCTTTAACGAAAGTACAAGATGGTGGGCTTAATTTAACTGATGCGGGTTTGCCAGCGGGTAGTGTGTTGCAGGTTGTGCAAACATCAGTTAACTCTATGGTCAGTGCTTCAGCAGCGGGTGAAACTACTTTTAATGATATTTCTGGCATGAGTGTTTCTATAACACCGGGGTCAACATCAAACAAGATACTGGTTAGTTTTACGATTAGTATTGGTAACAGCACGGCACAACAAAACAATGCAATCAAACTGTTGCGTGATAGCACCGAAATTGTCGGGACAGGAGCAACCAAAAATGTATCTAGTTTTCACCGATTGTACTCAACACCAGAGATAGGAGCATTGACACTGCAATATTTAGATTCTCCATCTAGCACAAGCGCATTGACATATAAATTACAATGGGCAACTGGAAGTGGAACTATTTATCTAAACAGGCGTGGGATTGATTCAACCTATGCAACTGTATCAACCATCACAGTTATGGAGATTGCAGGATGAGACACGAAGCTATTTATAATCTTTATTCTAAAGTTGTTTCTATTATTGGTGATGGTGACGATGCTGTAGCAACAGATGCAAATGGTAACGTAGTATCTTGGGATGTTTCTGCCGTAGCAACAAAAGAAGCTGAACTTATCACTGCTTTTAAGTTACAAGAACTACGCACAGAACGTAATCGTTTAATTGCAGAAACAGACCATTGGGTTTTGTCTGACACGGCTGATGCCACATCTGCACAGACAACATACCGCCAAGCATTGCGAGACATAACTAAATCTGCCACATCACTAGACGATGTTACTTGGCCTACGAAACCATAAGGAAGAGCGATGTCATCATATATTGGTAAATCCCCATCAGTTGGTGTTCGCAACCGTTACCTGTATCAGGCAACGGCGGGTCAGACTACGTTCAGCGGATCGGATGCTGATGCGAAGGTACTGAATTACCCGGACAGCAACTATTTGGACGTTTACCAAAATGGTGTGCTTTTGAAGCCGGTTACGGATTATACAAGCACGACAGGCACCAGCATTATCTTGGTGACTGGCGCATCCTTGAACGATGTCGTTGAGCTAGTTGTTTACGATGTCTTCTCTGTAGCTAACAGCTACACCAAGGCGGAAGCTGACACACGCTACCCCTTCAAGGGCAACAACTCGATTATCCGGCTTAACGGTCAAACGATCAGTGCGGACATTACAATCGACAGCGATGAGAATGGCGTAAGCGGTGGTCCAATCACCCAGTCCGCCACCGTCACTGTTAACGGATATTGGAGCATCGTATGACCAGCGTATTGAATGTAGATACTATTGCAGATAAGGCTGGCACTGGCCCTGTTGGGTTGACGAAGCAGAGTGCGGCTAAAGTTTACATCCGAAGAGATTTTAATAATAATGCAACAGATAGCAGTTTCAACATTGCATCAGTTACAGACAATGCGCTAGGCGACCAGTCGATGAATATCACATCAGCTATGAGTGCCGCAACATATAGCATAGTTGGCATGGCATCTCGCAAAGGCAACAGCTTGAATTATCACGTTGTGATGATTGATGAATCTGCTGACCCGACAACAACTGTGTACATTTTGCGTTGCAGTGATGTGGCTGGCAACGACAAAGACCCAGAGTTTGTTTCAACTTCTGTGGATGGAGACCTCGCATAATGGCAAGCATACTCAAAGTAGATACAATCACAGGAGTAACCACGGCTGGTTCTATTAGCGTGACAGGTGAAGGCAACTCAACCACGACTAATCTTCAGCAGGGGTTGTGTAAGTGCTGGACTGACTTTGACGGTGATACAGCAACAATGCGTGACTCGCTGAATGTTGCAAGCACTGCCGACAATGGTCCGGGCGACTTTACTTGGTCTTGGTCAAACAACATGAATAGCGTGAATTATTCCCCCAGCGGTTCGTCTGGTAGCGGCAGGGATGGTGGCAACGAAGTCAAAGGTATGTGCGCCACTGATGGCGTATTTACAACATCTCAATTAAGAACAGGCACACGGAACGATGGCGGTTATGCTGATGCCGATGACCATTGCCTTCATGTAATGGGAGACCTCGCATAATGGCAAGCGAACTTAGAGTAAACACACTGAAGGATGCCGCTGGGAACAACTCTGTTGGCATGGCTTATGTGGCAGAGGGAAGTGCAAAACAATGGTCTAACTTTGTTGGTTCTAGTACATCTGTACAGGACTCGTTCAACACTGCTTCTGTTACGGACAACGGCACTGGTGATTTTTCCCCACAACTAACTAATAGTATGGGTAATGCAAACTATAATGTTGCTTGCATGATTAAGCCTACAACAGCACAGAGCAATATCATCATAGGAAGGTGTTTTCAAGTAAAGTATAATGAATCCCCCACTACTGGTGGATATAGAATTTTAACAAACACTACAGATGTAGGTGTTGAAGATAACGAAAGAACAATGACTTCTATACTTGGAGACCTAGCATGAGTAAAGCAGCAGAACTAGCGGCACTTATCGGGTCGCAGACAGCCCTGTCAAATAGGAACATGATTATTAATGGTGCGATAACTGTTAATCAACGCGGAACTCAAACTGGTATTCGTAACAGTTTTGGAGTTGATCGCTTTAAATCTGCTGGTGATGGCGCACAGCTATTTACCTACAGCCAGTCAACAACAGTGCCATCTGGACAGGGGTTTTCTTATTCCGCAAAGCTAGATGTAACGACTGCCGACACTTCAGTAGCCGCAGGAGAATATCATCTTTTGGTATATAATTTTGAAGGCCAAGATTTACAGCACCTTAAATATGGAACATCAGGTGCAGAAAGTATAACCCTTCAGTTCTGGGTCAGGTCTCCTAAGACAGGGACTCATATTGTAGAGTTAAACCACCAAGATGCCGCTTATTTTAACTCACAAGCGTACACAATAGCATCAGCAAATACTTGGCAAAAAGTTACTTTAACTTTTAGCGGTTATCAAACAACGGCTATAACAAACGATAACACTCATGGGTTTGGTGTTGCTTGGTGGCTAATGGCTGGCTCAACATATTCTGGTGGCACACTAGCATCAAATACTTGGCAAAACACAGCGGCTAATCGTGCTGCTGGTCAAGTTAATGTAGCA